ATTACTGTCTCGAATAGATTTCTCATGTTCTTTTAGCCTTTCTTTTAGTTGTCTGATCTCATACTCTTTGACAGATAAATCAGTTTCAAGTATGTCAATTATTTTTCTTAGTTTATCAACTTCCCTCTTAAATCTTTTTAATTCTGATTTTAATTCAGCATCATCAAAGATGGTTGAGTAGGTCATACTCCACACATTCCTTCACATTCATTGTTAAACATATCCAACTGCTTATCTGTTTCCTTTTTATCAAACTCTACCTCATCTAAAGGAATACATTTTCTATGAAGATATAATTTATCTCTTATATTTCTTGATCCTGTTCTAATTTTCTTGTCAAATTCTACAGCATCAGCGAACTCACTTGGTCTTTCTGTTTTCATAAAATGCCAGTAAGCATCATTGTGATATGGACATACAATACAAGCTGACTTTTCTGGCAAAGGTATTTCATTGTCTTTTAAATATTTTAAACAATCCTCTCTTGACATCTTAGCTTCAATCAATGGATGCCTGTTATAAATATATTTGTCTCTAGCAGGTTTCATTCTTTGTATTTCATCAGTTGAAATACCGATCCATTGCTCAACATATTTATCTTTAGGAAAATGTTTACCTTTAGCTACATTAGAAAGCTGTCTAATCTTTTGTCTAATAGGTTGGATTTTATAATCATTAGTACATTGTCTACGCAACATACCTTTTTTACCTGTCTCAGCATTCTTAGTAAAGAAAGGTGCTGTTGGAAATCTAGTACCATTGTCTATAGAATCTAGCATATCTTTTTTTATATTACCTTTAGCAACAATATGAATTGGGTAAGGTAAAATCTTTTTTAATAATTCAAGGTAAGCATAAACCATCTTAGGTTCATAACCTGTATCTGCAAAGATAGCACAATCTGGTTCTGGTAAATCCCCTTTAGCTGCCATGATTGCCATTGCTGAACTTTGAACACCAGCTCCTAAACTAATTACTGTTAAACTTTTTTTTCTATTTTTATCAATCATAATTATCTCCTATTGTTTTTCGTATATTATTTTTTTTACTACGCATCTTGGATAGCAAGATATATTACCAACAGATAACTTATTACCATCATAAGAATAACTACTAAATATGGTAATCTTCTTAGGAGTTTTTTCATACAAATATCCTATGTCCTCACACCAAGAAAAATTAAAGTCATCAACATCAGTAAGATCATCATACCAATTTGATGAGCTACAAATATCTTGCCAAATAATTCTTACCTTTTTATAAGGTAGTTTATTACTTTGCTTTTTCATATTCCCACCAAGCCTTGTAAAGATCTTCAATCTTAACTTCACCTTTAGTCACTTCCAATATCTTCTTTACTGTACTTGGTTTTGGAAATCTTTTTTCTTTACTCTCAAGGCAATATCGTTGCGAGTTGGTTGCGGGATTGATAGATCTAAATCCCAACATTTGTCCTAGTGTATAGTGGGATATGTTTTGTTTCTTTCGCCATTCAGCTAGTGTCATTTAATTTCTCCTTTGTTTTAATTATACTAACAGGATTTATATAGCATGGTTTTTTTATTTGACAACTAATTTAATTCTGTTAGTTTGTGTAAAAAACAACAAAGGAAAAAATGATTACAAAAGAAAACCTAAAACAATACTTTACCAACTTCAATGGGGGTAAAGGTCTGGACCATTGGTCTCCATCTTCAACCCAAAACTTTACAAGATTTTTATTAAACTATTCCTTACCTCAAGAGTTAAGAAGAAGTTTTTTAATACGATACAAAGCACCATTTGGAAACCTAACTAACAACACAGCTCAAAGATTATTATGTGAGGTTTTATTTCAAGGCGATAAAAAAATAACCTTAGAGAATAAAGATTATGATGATGTCTTTCAACAAGAATTAGATGAAATAAATAAATTGACACCACCTGTGGATGACAAGGATAAACTTGCAAGAGACATGATGATTGAAGCTGCACATCCTACAATTAAAAATGTAGAGAAAGCAGTTAAAGAAATATTTGGTAGTGAAAAGTTAGTCGCTGAACGATATGTGTCTAGCAAGGAAGATGAAATGATCCATGACATTATAGGTCGTATCGATTATGAAAGTAATACAAAGTTCATGGAGTTAAAAACAAAACCACCAAGCATAAAGAAAAAAAGAAACAAGGATGAATACTACATGGCAACTACTCAGCTGCCAACTGAACCCGATCCAATGCACATTAAACAAGTAGCATTCTATTATCATTGTACCAATAGAATACCTCACTTAGTTTATGTAAATGAAAATGAATATCAAATCTTTGATAAAGAATATTATCAACTCAATCCAAAATATTTAGAAGAGCAATACAATTTAATGGTTCAAAGAATAATATCTTGGGAACAATTAATTATATTCTGTAAGGGGGATATTAAAAAGCTATCTAACTTTGCAGAACCACCAGAATTAAATCATCCTTTTTATTATAGGGATTTAATAGACGATCAAAAAAAACAAATCAAACAACTATGGGGGTTAGACGCATGAAAACAAACATATATCAAAAACTACACAAAGCAGCTTGTGAAGCAGGGGGTGTTGCAAAAGGAAAGAAAGTTCCTGGTATGCACTTCAATCCTTTACAACATGATGAAGTACAAAAGGTTGCAATGGAGTCATTACTAAACAATGGATTATATCCTGTCTGTAATTACACCAATGAGATTAAAGAAAACTTTGTCATGGTTACTTGTTCAATGAGAATACACGATGTTGAGAACCCAGAAAGCTATGTCGATATTACAGGATGTAGTGCAATGGGAAACTTAGATAAGTTTGGTACAGGTAATGGTATGAGTTATGCTAAGAAGTATGCTTTCTTAAACGCATTAAATTTAAAAACAGGTTTGGATAATGATGATGGCTACAAGGCACAACCTTTTAAGCCAAGCAATACTAAACCTACTAACAATATTCCACAACAAAAAGTAAGTGGTACAGGTCATGCCAATGTTGATATGAACATTGATATGAGTCAAGTAAGAGATGCCATAAAATCTATTAAAGATATTTATGCTCTAAGGAAATTTAGAAAAGAAAATCCTAGCTTATTTGATCCTAATAAAAATCTCAGAGTATACCGACAAGTCACAGATTTGTATGATGTACATGAGACTAAACTAAACCAACAAGGAGTTATATAATGAGTGATAAGATATATATAAAACTTACACATAACGCAGACAAACAAGCAGGAGACAACAGACCAGTATTTGTTGCACCAATTAATCCTAAAAGTCCAGAGGGTAAAACCTGGAGACTTGGAGTAAAGATAGGAGAAGCATGGTACAATCAAGCTGCATTTGAAGATCTTGATGAGCAAGGTAATCCAACAGGAATTATCAATGTCGTCTTGACACCTTCAAATTCTGGATCGACATCTGCCAAGCCTAGCGGACAGCAGAAATCTTTTGGAAGCAATAATAGATTTGCAAAAGGTCAAGGTTCAGACTATAAACAAAACAATTACAATCGATACTAGATTGTAATCAATGGTGTGTCGAAGTTTTTTGGGTTTAAAATTTGGCTTCTATCCCTTTCTAGCCAATCCCTCTTTGTTTTTCTTTGGCACACCTTTAAAAACAAGGTATGAAAGTAACAGATTTAGATAAAGAAATTAAAAGTAAGATAGTCCAAGATCGAGAAAAAGATTATGGAGACTATCAATATAATTTTAATATGTTAGCAGAAATGTTTACATTGGTCCTTGCTGACAATCTAAAAACAAAAATAAAACCACACCAAGTCGGTCATATTATGATGGCACTCAAATTGTTTAGATCAACTAGAGGATATAAAGCTGATAACTATCACGATATGAGCATCTATAATGATATGACATTTAGTTTACATAAAAAAGATATAGACAAACAGGATAAAAAATGACAAAGTACAAACGAATTATTAATGGGGAATGTCATTTTGAAATGATTGAACTATTTGATGATGTAAAAAAAGCTGCAAACAACTCGAATAGAGGAGAGTTTGTAGAATGCAAGATCGAAAATTTA